ACCACCCGTACCAACAGAAGCACCATAAAGATGTTCTGGAGTATTGGTAGCTGATGGGTTTGCTTCTTGAACACCAAGATGTCCATGGTTACTCGCTGTGAAATGAATAACTCCAGCAATAAAGGAGGAACTTAATCCCAATTTGTGTGTAGCTATAGTATTATTAAATGTATTACTTGCTGACTCTGCTGTTTTAGCTACAGTAGATCCAGATAACAAATATATTTGTGTAGCTGTATTTGTCAATGTATCACCAGCATAATAGTTCGCACTACTATCAGAAGAACCTGTAATTATAAATTTAACCTCAGTTCCTCCAAATGGAGTAAATGACATTGAAACAGATGCACTAACAGTTGTGGAATCTCCACCAACACCCTCACCACCATAATATCCTGCAGCTATTGTTACACTAGCTGAATGTGGTGTTCCACCACCAACAACACCAGGGTCGGTTGAAGAAGATATTGTAGTAGAAGCTCCAGAATAACTTCCAGCTAATATTCTAATCACTGTTAGTTTATTTCCGTTTTTCAAGTATTGTTCTGCAGTATGAGATGTTAAATATTGATAGTAACTACTACCACTTTTAAATGAATCACCAAACTTTGTTTGATAATCAGAATATGATGTTACCTCAGTAGGAACTAATACTGGACCTTTAACAGTTGGCCCTATAACACATGCCCCAATATCAGCAATAGCTGCTGGTAAAAATGTTTGATCTATTTCGTTTGTAAATACACCGGGACTTATTACTTTTTCTGCCATTAAATTTCTCCTAATTTATATTATTCTGGAAACGAAGCACCAGTTGGTTGTATTGTAAAATCTAACACAATAAATTCAGCTGTTCTTGTTGGCTGTAAGAATAACTGACCAACTAATTGATTTCTATCAATTGTATCTGGTGTGTTATTTGTCTCATCCATAACAACTCTAAATGCATTAACACCACTCTGTGATTGAACTTGTTCTAAGAATGGATTAGCAATTCCCAAGAATCTTCTTCTTGTTGCTGCTGTATTTTGTTCAAACACTAAGAATCTTGATGATGATGCAATGAATTTTTTAACTTTAATTAATAGTCTTCTTACATTGATTCTGTCAAGAGCTGAAGCCTTTTTCTGTAAAGTTTTTTGACCGAATACCGTTACACCTTGTCCAGGAAATGTTGCAATTGGATTTACATTCGAATCATATAGAGTATCTCTGTCTGATTGAGTTAACTTTCTTTCTGCTTGAATAGCAACATCAATTCCACCACGATTTAAACCGGCTGGTGCAAACCATGGATGAGCCACTTTATCATTAAATGCATAAATTCCACCAAGTGCTACAGAAGGTGGCACCCATCTTTGTGTACCAAGTTGAGTATCAGGTACTTTTAACCAAGGCCAGTAAACTGCTGCGTAATTTGAATCCCTAGCTTCCGCTTCGTCTGTTGCATTTACGACATTCTTACCATATTCTACAGGATCAAGTATTGCAAAACAATCACCCCTATCTTCACAAGTGTCTATTATTTTTGAAGCTATAGTTCCATGTATAGATGAAATAATACCTGGAGCTAAAATTAAGTTTATATCATATTCGTCTTGATTAGATAACAAGTTAAGAGCCTCAGTATAAGCATCTGTTCCATCAGCACCACTTGATAATGCAAATCCTTGAGAATCTGTTGAACTTATAGAGTCATAAAAACTATAAGGTGTACTTATACCACTAACAGCCACAACATTACCCAAAGAATCAAATCCAGCGACACCATTAGTTCCACCACTAAATCCACCAGCAGATGAACCACTACCAGTTGCTGGAAGAGAAGCTGATAATATCGGTTCTCTCACATCTCCATTTTCATCTAAATAATCTATAGTATCATTTACGCTACTAACTCTGACATATTTTGATTTATTTGGAAATGAACCTGTTAGTTGTAAGAATGGATCACCATTTTCATCAGTTCTTACATCTTGAACTTGGTCTCCAATAGCTTTTAATATGTAATTATTAGATTTTGGATCTAAGTCTATATTACTAAATGTTTCAACCACTTGTTTTCTTTTTATAGAATCATTACCTTTTCTTATTTGTAATGTAAATGTACCTTTAGCATCATTTACATTTGAAATTTCATATCTAATATTATGGGTTGAACCACTAACAAGGATATTATTTGTTCGAGCAGTAGTGTCAGCATTATTCATAACAGCACCATCAGCTAAAGTATGTAATTTGAAAGATGTTCCTGTTCTTTCATCACCTACACCAGCAGAATAACCAGAAGCTGTTGCTACTGATGCTTCAGCTGGTCCATAAGCACCATCCAATATTCTAACAACTGTAAGAACATTTGAATTTTGTAAATATTGTTCTGCTGCGTGTGATGTTAAGAATTGAAAATAATTTGAACCACTTTTGAATGTGTCTCCAAATATTTGTTGAAATTCTGAATATGATGATACTACAGTTGGAACTCGAGCAGGACCTTTAACAGTTGGTCCTATTAACGCTGCACCTATATCAGCTATAGCTGCTGGTAAAAATGTTTGATCTATTTCGTTGGTAAATACTCCAGGGGAGACGATTTTTTCGGCCATTTGGTTTCTCCTAATTAAACTTTGTGGAATCTATATGTTCGAGCATATAATTTTTCATATATAAATATATGAAAGAAAACCCAAACCTATAGTTTATTTTTTATTATTCGGATTTATTTGGTGTGAAGATACCAGTATCTGGATTTAAAGAACCTTGTCCATATTTTTTGTTTATTTCGTCTAAAAAATTCTGTTCTTTGGTTTGATTATCTTTAAATTTTGTTCTTAATTCATCTTCTTCTTTATCTAATGTATTTGCTTGTTCTTCAAGTCTAAGTCTAGCTACACTTATTTGTCCAAATAAATTTTGAGTATCAAAATATTCTTTTTGAATATCTTTCACTTGACTCATTTCCTCTTCTGTAAACTTTATTTCTTCTGACATTTGTAACCTCCATTATTATTTCTATATATAAGTATATATAAAATTATTTTCCGACCTGTTTATCTGAAGCGTCACCCTCAAATCCAAATTTAATTCTTGATGGTGTTAGTTCTTTTCTAACATTTGATATTGTATTTGTGATAACTGAATTTAAATATTCAGGTAATAAATAAGCTTTAGTATTTAAAACAAATGATGATTTATGTAATCTTTCCGTATCAACACTCATTTCAGTTGTATCTGTTACTGAATCTATCGTACATAAAAATTTCATATCAGTACCATCACCCCAATATGTATGAGATTGGTCTACAAAAGATTCAACTATTGAATTCATCTGTTCAATATAATTTGTCCATAATATAAACTCATAAGTAATATTACTATATGTAGGCATTCCCGTTACAATGTTTTCATAGGCTGGTTTTGTTCCAGTTTGTACAGAAAATCTATCGTATTGATTATCTTTACTCCAACTAGCATTTCTAACTACACTTATATGTTTATTTTGAACATCATGTGAGTAGGATTGTCCTGATAAATCATTCCTAGCTACCTCAGTTCTTTTTAACATTATAAGTGGCAATATTAAAGAACCATTTTTATCTCTTATTACTCCTCTTTTTCTAACAGCTTTCCACCTCTCTTCATTTCCATACATAACAGGTACTTTAAAAGTTTCATTTGCTTCTCTTATCCTTGGTTTCATAACATTATTGACATGATTTATAATAGCAGTATCGACATCTTTTAAAGTTATCGAGTAATTTTTCGAAAAATTATTTCCAGGAACTATAGTTGTTTCACGATTACCTCTAATAGTAGTATTCTTTGTAGAAACTTGATTGGCTCTATTAAGAGATTCTTTATTGACTACTTGTTTATTTGTAATTTTATTAACGGCCATTTCGTCTTCTCAATGCTTTTAGTTTGTCTTTTTTAGTTCTAACCTTACCTTTAATTTCTTCCGACTTAACTGCATTTTGGTCAACCATTGATATTGCAATTTCTCTTTGTATATCTACCTCAACAGCTTTTGTACCTGTTTGACTATCTGAACCTATATTATCTATCTTATTCATTAACTTACCCATCATCTGCTCCATTTGTAAATTACCATTTGGTTCAGGTGTATAAGTATGTTTTCTTTCACCATAGACATCTTCTTCAACCACATTACCATCTACCTCTTTTTTAGGTTTTGGAGTCGGTTGAAAATTACCATCCTTTTCATCGAATTTTTTAATTGTTTTATGTGTTATTCTTTGAACTGCCATTATCTAGGTCTCTCTTCTATCTGTAATGATGAAAGTCTTGCTCTATGAGCAGTAGCTTTTATTTGATGTTTATATCCTGGATGACCAGCAAAAAGTTGCGGTTCTGATGTTGTATTAATTTCCCAATAAAAATTATTCCAATCTACAATATCACTAATTTCTGGATAAAAATTAAGTGAACCACTTGATAAATTTTCTCTTTGAAAATACATTTCAATTGAAGAATTTAAATCTGCACCGAATTCGTCTTGTATAGTATCCGGTTCATTATATAATATTAAACAATTTACTCTAAAACCAACATCATAATACTTTGTTGTTGACTCACCATATACATTTTCATCTGTATTCTCTACATTTACTTTATAAATGTCGACAGATTGTCCAACAATCTCATCAATTAACTCTTCGTTCATTGCATTTATTAAGTCGAATTCTTTTTGTGGTATGAAAAATGGTTTTGTTTGTGACATTTATTTATCCTATGTATATACTCAATGGAGCTTTGTTTAATACTTGTTGTTGAGACTCAGCTACTTCTTGTTCTTTTCGTGCTCCTTCCGCTAATGATACTGATTCTAAAAATGTTGATAACTCCTCTAATAATTGAGCCTTTTCTTCTCGACCTTCTGCTTTTAAAGCGTCACCATCCATAGCAACTTCTCCATTTGGTAATGGTAAAGCAGAATATTTACTCCTAATAATACCAAGTAACTCTTTAGCTAAAGCTAGTGTAAATTTTCTAATCCATTGTCTACCTCCAGCATTTATATCTTCATATGTAATAAATTTATATGGAATATTACTTGGGTCTGAAACTTTATTATCTGTATAAGTTCTTGTTGTACCTTGTCTGTCCTCTTTTACATAATAATGAAAATATACTTTATTACCTGCATCATCACTATCAGGTTGTGGAAATATTCTCATTTCATTATTTATAATTTCAAAAGAATAAGCTGACTTTCTAATTAAATCATTTGTTTCAATCGCATTAGCTCTAGCTAAATCATATGATATTGGTCTTAGAATATATGTTACAGCTGGGGAAACATTACCAAATCCAAATGAATCCAATAATTCAATGTTATCATAAGTTCCAGCAAATGGATCGTAAAATCTAGATACAGCGGCCGGACCTTGATTAAATACCTTTTGTATTTCTAATCTTTTATTATCGTGTGATGAATCTATGTTTGACTCTGTTTCTAAATTATAAACTTGTTTTGAACCAGTCAAAACTATTGAACCTGTATACATTGTAACACCACCACCAACATTTACCGCCTCACCATATTGTTCTGAAAGTAAAAAGGTTGAACCCATATGTGCAGCTTCTGGTTCGTGGGAGCCTGTTCCCATAACAGATGATGTGCCATCGTTACCATAATTAGAACCAGAAACTCTTTCAGTTGAACCATAGTGTTCCCACATCCAATTTTTTGTATTATAGTAATTAAGTTGTGCTGAATACTCTGATACAGATTCTTCAAAACACGCCCATA